AGATCCAATGGACAGTTGTTCGCGTCAAGCCGTTGCGCCACAAGTGGAACGCCAACGGTATCTTGAACAAGGTATAAAAGGCCGTTTCCTAAATCAGCGCCGGAATTATTCGTGAACCGGAAAGATCGCCAATCGCCTTCGGGTGTTGCCGTTCGTAAAAATTGTGCCATGGTATTATTTCCTTTTTTTAAATTTTTTCCGCTTGTTTACGGCTTATCCGCGAATCCGGCTTGATCCGCGTGATCAATCGGGAATTAAAGGATTCGTATCGAATGGCGATTTGGCGTTCGGATCACCTTTTCGCGGCGATGTGATGGATTCTTTCTTTCCATCCCCTTCGCCGGCGCCGGCTTTATTATCGCCTTCGCCAACATCTTCACCGAAAACATCCTTTCGGATCGTGGTGAATTCATCGATTCGATCATCAACGAACTTGTCAAATTCGGATTCCATCTTTTCGATATCTTCCGGTTTAAAATCCGCCAATTTCTTTTCGATGAATTTGGTTTCACGTTCATCCAAGCCGCGCTTTTCCTTGACCTTATCGAACAGGGAATTCACGCCGGCTTTCGCGATCGTAACATCCTTTTCCTTCAACTTGGCGTGAAGATCGGTTTTTTCTTTTTCCCAAGCTTCGCGCGCCTTGTCGAATTCTTCATCGGTTCGTTTCCGATGCGCGTATTCGCCGGCCACGGCCGTTTTCGTTTCAGATTCAACAAATCCTTTAACCGATGGATCACCGGTTAGATCGCCCAAGCTAAAAATATCGCTTGGTTTCACTTTTTCCGCTTCAATGAATTTTCTGATATCATTGATCGTTATTTCCACAATACCCCCTTGATAATTGATTTTGGATATTTGGCTTTTTTCCGCAAACGCTTGGATTTGGCCCAATAGTGTGGCGTTGGCAAATCCCGGCGTTTCGGTTTGGGAAGATCCCAAGGCGATGGCCGAAACGCTTTCAACATCCGCTTCATAAATACCATCACCTTCGTTTAAAAAAACATTCGCTTCGATTGAAGCAATATCTAATGGCAAATTCCGGAATTCCGGCTTTACGTATGCCGCCACAACAACGGAAAGCCGATCTTGAATATTCTTCAACGCCTTCCCAACCACTTGGCCGATTGAAACGCGGCCATCAAGCGCGTTCGTATCGGCGTGGCCGTGGAAGAATTTCAAGCCGATGTTAATTTTATCGTGAAGCTTCCGGATCGCCGATTGATACCATCGTTTAACAACGGATCCCATTTTTTCACCGGCCACGGCGATCTTCCCTTTCGAATCGCCTTCATGGCCGACAACATAAGCGCGGAATACCGGCTTCGGATCTTCCGCCTTGATCCGCATATATTCGGATGTTGGAATCATGGCCATGATTTCGGATTCGGCCATTTCCAAAAGAAACGCTTGGAATTTCATTCGACCACCTTTTTGACACGATCAAAATATTTTGGTTGGCCAATAACAACGGTTGGCCGATCCGTTCCCCTTATATCGATTTTGGTTGATCCGTTTGATAACTCAATATTTTTACTCGAAACATATCCAAATACGCGCCTATGTTCCGGCGGATAACTTCCCGGATATTTTTTCAACTGGCCTTCCTCCGGATCCCAATAAACCGGATCGCCAACTTCAAGTCCCATGGCGCCGGGCATGGCGATAATTTGCGGCGGCGTGATAATCTCACACGGAATTCCTTCCGGCGCCGGCGGCTTCGGGATCCGCGGCAACATCAATGCGGCCGGGATCATGGCCAATATGCTTCCGATGAAAGATCTTCGTTTCATAGCTTCTTCACCTTTCCCCATTTCCGCGGCTTGAAATCCGCCGTGGTGATCATCACATCTTCTTCCGGATTGTGTGTTTCCGCTTTTTCCGGCTTCTTCGGCCGCTTCAAATCGCCGGTTGTAATAACGCGCAATTCTTCAATTTCACCTTCGGATTTCGCGATGTTTTCATCGATGCGGATCACATCAAGCTTTTCCGGTTTAACATCCTTCCATTCCACATCGGCCACATCCGCGGCTTCCAACACGGCTTCCGGCGCCGGATCCGGGAATTCCGGCCGTTCCGGTTCGGTTTCCGCGATCACTTCTTCAACCTTTTCCGGTTCTTTTGCTTCAACCGGTTCTTTCTTTTTCGTGGTTGTTTTGCGTGTATATTTGCGCTTGGTTGTGGTTTTTGTTTCCTTGGTTTCCTTGGATTCTTTTTCTTCCGCCATTTATATCACCTTTTTCAAATTAATAATTCACATCTTTCCCATTGTCAAGAATTAATTTCTTCTTCTTCTTCATTTTCGCCATTCATCGCGTTGTTCATCTTCGCTTCTTCCTTCAACGCTTCGTTTTCCGCTTTCAGCTTTTCATTGTCATCTTCTTTTTTCCTTTCCAAGCGTTCCATTTCTTCATCCACATCCAATCCCGGCACTTGTGAAAGCAAATAATCGATTGAAAGCGCGCCGCCAAGATACATCGGAATCAACACCTTTTCGATGTGATCCCATTGTTCCGGCGTATATACCGGAATATCAAGGGCCACTTTTTCCGGATCCAACGATCCGGATTTCTTTTTATTCGCTTCGTTGTAAAGCTTCATGGCCTTTTCAATCACTTCCGAATATGTTCCGATCCAAATTATCCGTTCTTTCGATGTGCCGCCGATCACGATTTCACGCGTGTTTTCACCGGTTGCGCGATTCCGCAAAAGATCAAGGAATCCAAGGAAGTGAATCGGAATGGCCGTTGTTCCGGAAACGATCTTCGCTTTTGTCATAATTTCATTTTCCAACGATACCACGCCGGCCATATCCGGCCCTTTAAAGTTGAAATCCGATCGCGCATGGATCAACATCTTTTTGATCTTGAAGTTAAAATCCGCCGTTCGTTCATTGGCTTGCGTGGCCGCTTCTTCATCTTCACACGAAAGATCCGGAACCGGCGCCGAAAACAACCGATTGATTTCGCGCCAATCACGAAGCGCGTGATCGATATCATCGATTTGTGTTAAACACTTCATGATTTTCGGTTGCGCTTGATTCGGATCCGTAATACGGCCGCCGAATTTGTTATACACGAAATATGGTTCTTTCAACGTTTCGGATGTTGTGGATATCTTTTTCGTTGGATCCGTTCCGGTTGGATTCCACTTTAATTCTTCATATTTCATATAATCGTTTTCCGCGGCTTTGATCTTATACTTGCGATCACTCCATGATATGAACCGCATGGAAACCATGTTTTGATGATCACGCCAACCATCAACGTTTTCCACGGCCAACTTGATGGCGATCTTTCCTTCGATTTCGGCTTCCTTGGCCAATTCTTGTGTTAATTCACGATCCAATTTGTTATATGCGAAAAAATCATCACACCATTCCAATTCGGCCATCGCTTCCGCTTTCGATACCGTTGGCCGGATCTTCAAGCCGTTTCCGATGATAAAGGCCGCGCGAAGATCGATGATATTTCCGGTTAACACCACACCCCAATTCGCCACGGCGTTATACTTCCGTTCAATTTCCGCCACGGCGTTATCGTATGATGTATAAGCGTTGCCAACATATTTCGATTCATCGCTTTCAAGATCCGCGATCTTCAACGCGAATATTTCTTGTAATTCAACGGATCGTTTGTATTTTTCACGAAGATCTTCAAGATCCTTTCGAATTTGTTTATTCGGTTGGAAGAAATTGATTATTTTTGATTCCGCCATTTTATTCCCCTAATACATCGGTTGTTTTGAAAATCCAAAATACGGTTTTTTGCGGCCGGCCAAATGTGTGTAAACGCCATATCGAACACCATCCATCCCATGATCGTGTCCTTTCACCGGTTCGTTCAATAGGTTTCCGAATTTATCTTCGGCCCATTTATATTTTTTGCGTTCATCGATCAACGGATGGCGGCCGGAAAATACCGCTTGTTTCACATCTTCGGATTCATCAACGATTGTACAATTATAAGCTTTCAAGAATTGAATACCGGCGGCAACGGAATCTTTTCCTTTCACCGATGGCTTCGCGTTGATTCCTTCGGCATATAATTCATCAATCGATTTCGGTTCGGCCGCATCCCAATAACTTGGCCGGCGAACATCCACACGCGGATCCGCTTTCAATAACGTGGCGATTTGTTGGTTCGTCAAGCCGGCCTTGTATATGATCACTTCGAACCATAGATCACGCGCTTTTTGGTATATTTGAATGGCGGCCGTTGGATTGATCGTATAACCAAAATCACCACCGATCCAAATATCATCATACCAAGCCGGATCTTCCGATGGTAACGGCCCGATTTTCCATTCCGGAAATATCAATCCTTTCATGGCCGCCCAAACGCCATCGCGATATATTGCGCGAAGTGCCGGATCTTTTGTTTGTTCAAGGATCTTGGCGTATTCTTCACGTTCGGATTTGATTGGATTGTCGGCGATCGTGGAATGATGAACGAAGGAATTTGGCCGTGATCCCGATCCGGTGTGGCCATCCGGAAGGCCATCGAAAAACATTTCCTTGATCCACGGCCCGGCCGCTTCATCCGGATTGAATGACATTATGATTTGTTTATACGATGGCGATTCACCACGAAGCCGGTAATCCAATTGTTCAAAATCCTTCGCCGTGAATTCCGTGAATTCTTCCAACCACATCCCGGTTATTCCCTTGATTGATTTGATCTTCAACGGATCATCTAATCCATCGAAAAGGATTTGGTTCGATATTCCGAAGATCGATGGAAATGTCATAATCCGCTTCGTATCGTTCCACCGGTAATCAATCTTTTCTTCGGCCATGATATCCTTCATCACTTGGATCACCGATTCCCATAATCGCGCGCGAACCTTCCGCATCACAAGGAATCGATGGCCGCCTTCAAGCCGGCATCGCGTAAAGATCTTCCGGCCAACAAATTCCGATTTCCCGGATCCGGCGCCGCCACATAAAAGCAAATAACGATCTTCGTTTTCCATCAACGGCCCGAAGGAATTGGACAAAATCACGGCTTTCCGCCTTTTTTGCCGGTTCCCCAAGAAAACGGCCGCGTGAAATCGATTCTAACGGCCGAACGCGGCTTGATGAATACCATATCATTCAACATTCGCTTGTTTTTTCCCTGTTTCGATCATTTTTGAAAAATCGATTTCTTTTATTTTATCGCCATTCACGGCCATGATCATGATCTTGAAATCATTGTTTACAACTTGTGAAACACCACCGCCCGGCAATTCCGAATCAAACAACTTCACATATTCGCCAAGTTTCACAAGCGGCCGGATCTTATCGTGTAATTCGAATGATATCTTATCGTGAACCACCACTTCTTCGGTTCCATCGGCTTTCGGCACTTCGCGGATTACGCGATCTTCCTTGATCTTCCGGATCGCGGCCAACTTCGCTTCATCATCATATTCATCAAAACGCTTGATCCGCACACCACCACCTTCATCGATCACCAAATGATCATCGATACGTGAAAATCCAAGGATCGCCAATTCGTTTAAAATTCGTTCCGGCGTAATGCCGTTGCGCTTTGTTATCGCCTTGGCCAATTCGGAAATCCGTGTTTGAATATGAATTTTTGCTAACAATCGCGAAGATTGTTCATTTGCCGTTTTTTCCGAATATCCGGCCCGGATGGCGGCTTGTGTTCCGTTCATATCTTTCACGTATTCTTCGCAAAAGCGTTGTTGTTTTGGCGAAAGGCCGTTTTTCACAAGATGTTTATGTTTTGGCATTGGGAACCGGTTTCCTTTTGATTATTTTGGCAATACCGCGCCGAACATATACCTTGGCCAAATGTGCGCTTGTCCACATCTTTTCACCTTTTTTCCGGCAACACGTTGATCGTGTATATTCAATCAATACATTCATTTTTCATCAAGCTTGTCATAAATGCGCTTGAATCCTTCATCCATTTTTTTATGTGTTTCGCCGTGTTTGGCTTCAACCAAGCGTTTGATATCCTTTCGATCGGATTTCGCTTCGATACATTCATCGGCCAAGTGTTTGATTGTAACATCGTGTTCTTTTATGGTTTCGCCGCGATCGATGCAAATTTGCGCGCGGCCCGGTTTGCAATCAAGGGATCGAACCGTTGAATTCCGGATTGAATTTGAATTCGGCTTCACGGCTTTTGCAATAACCGGAACAAGCTTCACCAAGCCGGCGAATACTCCGGCAATAGTCGCGCCAATAATAACGCCAAGAATTTTCGGATCCATGTTAATTTTCCCCTTCGCGTAATTTCTTTATTTCTTCCTTCAATTCAAAAACCCACATCATGAACGCTTCGTTCACCACGTATCCGTTAACGATGAATATTTCGTTTCCATCGCGATCTTCGATCTTTCCGTTGGCCACATATGCGATCGGATTGATCACCACATCGGCGCCGGGATTCAAAACATCATATGATGGATATAACGAAGG